ACCTCTTAGCAAAACAAATGCAGAGGATGTGGACACAAAGGCAGAAGATCACGCATACGATGCACTGCGATATATGCTAATGACAAGGATGACAGGCTATGTGTCGATTCATAAAACGCTTGGTAGTATCAAGAATCAAGTCTACCAAACACACGATCAAACATTTGGATATTAATAGATGGCAGAAGAAATAAAATTAGATGAGAACATAACTATCCGTGATGCTTTTAAAATTACTGGTAGAGATACTAAAACAACTAAAAATCCTAGAACAAGAGTTGAAACAACTAGACCTAATCCTGTGCTTAAAAATTTAGAAAAGGCAGGTATAAGTTTAGACTCTCCTTTTTCTATATTTCAAAATGAAGAAACATCCTTAAAACTTGCCGAAGCTGTAAAAGGAAAAACAGGGAAGGGAGGTGCTAATACTTTTGTAGAATTAGATGTAGTAGAAAATGCTTTAAGAACTAAATATGAACGCAGAACTAAACAAGCCTTTCCGTTTATAAAAGTGTTTGGTGCAAGTGGATTTTTACAAAAATCTCCTGATTTATTGGCTGAATATCCTGAAACATTTAAACAACCAAGACGAGAAGATAAATTTAAAAAAATACCTAAAGGTGAAATTTCTTTAAAGAACATAGCTTTAGGAATATCTGAAATACCTGACGCTGATACTCGTGCTGCAGTAGCTTTTAATGCTCTTGTTCCATTACGACCATCAGAGATAACCAGTTTAAAAGCAGAAGATATAGATTTTAAAACAGGAGCTATATCTGATGAATGGAAAAGAGTTAACAAAATACGAAATCCAGTCGAGCTTCCTGAAATTGCTTTATCTATATTAAAAAATCAACAGCTAAAAGACACAGAATATCTTTTTGGAGATGTTGAAGGCCCAGAAATGACTGCGGCTGTTAAAAAACATGTAGCACCTAAGTTTTCAGAGTTTACACAAGCTATGGGTAGAGAAATAAAAGGAGCTAAAGATTTTAGAAAGATAATACCTTCCATAATAGCTACAGAATTAGGACAAGGTCAATACGTTAGTCAAATAATGGGTCATACAAAGTATGATCAAATCGCTGACACCATATCAAAGATGACTCAAGATCGTTATCTATCCCCAATACTTGACAAAACAGGTCCTACACCTAAAGTTGCACTTATGGCTCTTCAAAACATGTATGGAGAGGTTTTAGAGTTAAGTAGTATTAACGAACTTGCAAGTGAATTTGCGTTAGATTTACCAGAATTAACACAAAAAGGTTCTCCTAAAATAAATGTTATACCAAAAGAACAAGATATTATATCGGATGTGAGAATAAAAGGTGAGCTTGATGATACAGATCTAGGTTTGATTGAGGAAAAAAAAGAAACACGAAAAGCACAATTAGGTGAACAGACTTCAAAGGCACAGCTTGGAAAAATACAAGCAGATATAGAAATAGAAAAGGCGAAACCTGAATTACGTGCATTAAAAAAAGCATCTCTTGAAGAAGATGTCGAGTTTGAAATTGAAAAGGCTGATCTTAAAAAACAAAAAAGAGAAGAAAATAAATTAGCAAAAGAAGCAGAGCAAAGACAACTACGTGATACTGACATGGCAGACAGCAGTAAGTCGTTACAACAAAAATTAGGTAACACAAAACTGTTTGGTAAGTTTTTAGGTGTGGCTGGAGTTTTATATGGAACTCAATTTGTAAAAGAAGATTTTACTGCGGCAAGAGCCGCTAACATAGCAGCCCTAGAAGGCACTGACGACAGTTTTGAATCTCGTTTGAGAAGGAGAGTTAGTGAAGATATAGGTCCGGGTGTCGCTGCAGGTGTAGAAGCAGGAGCAAAGTTTCTTGATCCGGGGGTACAACTAGCCACAGAGTTCGGCCCTAAAGCAGTTAAGGGAACATTTGGTGCAACAGATGTTGCAGATGCTACATTAACTGGAAGCCTAGATAGACGATTTAAAACAAGAGATCAAATACGTGCTGACCAACAGACTATGCAAGACAAAGCTGATCAACAACAATATAGACAACAAGTTTCCCCACAAGTTGACGATGAACTAGCAATTCAAAAACAAATGAATTTAAGAAAACAAAGTCAAGATTTCAGAAGCAAAGCTGAAAAGAAGAGCCAACTTACGTTGGATCAACAAATAAACGAAATGTTAGCACAAAGGAGATAATTATGGCTAATAAAACAACAGGCAACTATAATTACGGTGCCGCATACATTATGGGTTCAGATAAAGTAACTATTGACAACCCAGAAGGTTCACAGCAGTTATACAGAGAAGGTATGGAATTTACAACTGAAGTAAATCCAGACGCTTTACAAGTAGACATGCCAAAGAAGCAAACAAAACCAACTGTAGAAGCTTCATTATTTAATATGGCTGACGACAGAAACTACACTGGTGGTTTTAATTAATAATAGGTGAATCATGGCTGATAATTTCTTGCAACCACCTGACGATACCGTAGCACCAATAGAAAATCCTGAAGAAGAATTGATGGGATTGGTCGGTTATGTGAAAGATAAGTTTCAAAGTGCAGAGGATGGTAGATACACTCACGAACAACGTTGGCTCAGAGCTTACAAAAACTATAGAGGTATCTATGATTCGACAACACAATACAGAGACTCAGAACGTTCACGAGTATTTTTAAGAATAACAAAAACAAAAGTGCTTGCAGCGTTTGGTCAAATAACCGACATTCTTTTTGCAAATAAAAAGTTTCCTATTGTTGTGGAGTCTACACCTGTTCCTGAAGGAATAGCAGAGTTTGCTCACATGCAAACACCGTTAGATCAGGCAGAAAAACCCTTAGATCCGTATGGGTTTCCGGGGGATGGTAGACAAGTTCAACCCGGATCTATGGATTTCTTGGGTGGTTTACAGGATAAGTATGAAGGAACACCTCTTGCAGAAGGTCCTGCAAAGATAGGTGAACCTCAAATAAGTCCTGCTCAAGAAGCAGCGATGAATATGGAAAAAGAAATACACGATCAATTAACTGATACTCGTGCTGTAAATGTTTTAAGATCAGCACTGTTTGAACAAATACTTCTTGGAACTGGTATAGTTAAAGGTCCTATGTTAAGAAACAAACGTCTACATAGATGGACTAAGAATGACATGGGTGAAAGGACATATACTCCTAGTGAAATGTTGTGTCCTGAAATAGAATCAGTATCATGTTGGGATTTCTTTCCAGATCCATCGGCTGTAACATCAGAGGATTGTGAGTATGTTATTCAAAGACATAGAATGAACAGACAACAGTTGCGTAATTTAGCTAATTATCCTTACTTTAATTTAGAAGCCATAGAGAATGTGATAGCACTAGGTCCTAATTACGAAGATAAATATTACGAAGATACTATTCGTGATGACGAAACTGAACCAAACTACAACAAAAACAGATATGAAGTCCTAGAGTACTGGGGTATCATGGATAAGACATTTATCGATGGTGCAGGTGGTCTTAAAGATCAGGATGTAAGCAGTATGGATCAACTACAGGTAAACGTTTGGGTGTGTGGTAACGAAGTTATAAGATTTGTTCTTAATCCATTTACACCTGCAAGAATACCATTTCATGTAGTGCCGTATGAAATAAATCCATATCAGATATTTGGAACTGGTGTTCCAGAAAATATGGAAGATGCACAAATGCTTATGAATGGTCACATGAGAATGGCTATAGATAACTTAGCACTTGCAGGTAATCTTGTATTTGATGTAGATGAAGCAAGCTTAGTACCCGGTCAAAACATGGATATATTCCCCGGTAAGATATTCAGACGACAGTCTGGTGTGACTGGTACAGCAATCAACGGATTAAAGTTTCCAAATACTGCACCTGAAAACATTCAGATGTATCAGATATCACGACAACTTGCAGACGAAGAAACAGGCATACCATCCATAATGCATGGACAAACAGGTGTAAGTGGCACAGGTAGAACGGCTGCAGGATTATCAATGTTGATGGGTGGTGCAAATCTGTCTATGAAAACAGTAATAAAAAATATAGATGATCATCTTCTCAAACCTTTAGGAGAAGCATACTTTCAGTGGAATATGCAATTCAACGACAATTCCCCTGATATTATAGGGGATTTAGAAATCAAACCACGTGGCACTGCAGCAGTTATGCAAAAAGAAGTTCGTAGTCAACGTCTTACAGCA